TATTACAACTCAGGAAGTCCAGCAAGTCACCGACTGCGCCGCTACGGGTGCCTTAATCGTCTCTACCCTCGGCGGTTCAACGAGATCGTGGACAAGTGTTGATACAGGGTTCAATCCGAACTTGGCGTGTACATATGAAATCTACGACGTCAGTTTAGCCGCTATTGCCGACGGCGAGAGTGACATCTACATCTATGACTCAGCCGGTGCGTTCCTGAAGGCGACCATGAAGGCGCAGGGGAGTGGGGAGACGCTGGGGGCGGAGCAAATAGGCGATCCCGGTTTTGATGGAGGATGGTGGAGTGATCCTAAAGGGTATATTGTTGCAGGAAAGCTGCATTTTGATGGGACAAGTAGCGGGACTGCCTACCGAGTAAATCGAGAGTTTTATGGTCTATATAAATACGGCTATACCATTGAGAATTATGTATCTGGTTATGGGTATATGAATTACAAAGGCCGCGTAATGCCAGATAAGGTAGAAAATGGCACATATACTTCATATCATTCAGCCGTAGAGCCATCGGATGCCTTATATATTGGGACATCGGCTGAAGGTGGGAATGCCGAAATGGATATAGATAATGCTACAGTCAAACAAGTCCTCACTCCCTCCACAGACGGCGTTACCCTCCAAGCCTCAAAGTGGGATACAACGGAGAACTTCGGGATAAAGGGAAGCGGATTCAAGTATAACGAGGCGAGCTATGCAGTAAGAGTTTACAAGGTGAGAGGATGACATGCGATTGACATTAACGACAGCGCCGAAAATTGAGCCGATATCGCTGACTGAAGTCAAAAAACACCTGCGCCTTGCCACCACGGATGCCGAGGCGGCGGCCTACACAAGAGAGGACACACAGTTGACGGCGTGGATTGAAACCGCCCGTGAGATGGCCGAAGCTGAAACGGGAACACGCCTGATAACGCAGTCCTGGTATCTCTACCTTGACGAATGGCCCGATGGTGACGAAATCCGGCTTCCCTATCCTCCTTTACAATCTGCCACGGTGAAGTACCGCCTTAAAGATGATTCCGGCTACGACAACACCTTCTCCGATGTGATCGTTGACACCGTGGGCAAGCCGGGGCGCATTGTTCTGAAGTCTGATTATTCATGGCCCACGGATACGCTCTATGATGTGAACCCGATACAGATTGAATACGCCTGCGGGTACGGGGCGGCGGGTTCAGATGTACCAAGTAAAGTACGCTCCGCAATGTTCCTAAAATTGACCGACCTGTACGAGCACAGGGGGGAAACCGTTATAGGTGCATCTGTGGGAAGGCTCCACGATGCGGCTGAATCATTACTCCGGCAATGCCGGGATTGGACGTTTACGGTATGAGAGCAGGCCGCATGGATAGAATCGTGACCCTCAAAGAACCGGTCACAACCGAAAACGCCTTCGGGGAGCAGATCGAGACGTGGATTGACCTTGTCCAGACTGGCACGGAGATAGCCACTGGCACCTTGACAGCGGGAACGCTCTACCAGATCACGGCGACAGAGGAAAATCACTTTGGCACAGGGGTTGTAATTTACGATGTTATCACGGCGGCGGGTACTGAGACTTGTAATGCCGCGAATAAGGTCAAGCCCGTAACGCTCCCTGCTCAGGTGTGGGCGGAGCGGTTGGAACTGCGGGGGGATGAACGGTGGAACGCTCAACAGATTGTCTCCACAATGTCATGTCGGTACAGGATTCGTTACCGCTCAGATGTGACCGAGCTTTGTATTTTGGTAGACGATGCAGGGAATGAATATAACCTCCAGCCGCCTATAGAACTTGGGCGAAAAGAGGGATTAGAACTGTGGTGTTCGAGGGTGAACTGATGGCACAACCCGGAACCCTATATAAACTGACCTTTAAAAATGGGAAATCCTATATCGGGATCACTTCGCAACCGTTTGAGAAAAGATGGAGACAGCACATAGTTAAGTCAAAGACGGTAGACTATCCGGTTTATAGGGCATGGAGAAAATATGGCGATCCAAAACCTGAAATCTTGGCTGAAGGTAACGATGATTCTATTGAGCAGTTAGAAACGAATGAGATATTGAATCATAAAACATTGATACCGGATGGATACAATGTTGTGATTTATGGCAATAGGCCGATGTTGGGCAGAAATCATTCCAAAAAGACGAGAATTAAGATTTCAAAAGGACACTTGGGAGAGAAAAACGGTAATTATGGCAAGGCTAGAAGTGAAGAAACACGACAAAAAATATCAGAATCACAGAAGGGGGAGAGAGGGAATAATTTTGGGAAGCCCATACCAAAGGAGATTAAAAAGAAAATAGCCAAAGCATTGAGCGGTGCCAATAACTATCAGTCAAGGCCGGTATTGGACACAAAAACAGGAGAAGTTTTTGATTGCATTGTATCAGCCTCTAAAAATTGTGGGATAAAGAGGACGACATTATCTAGTTGGCTTAACGGCATTAGTGTCCCGCAGAACGAGGCTCCAGATAGATTTCGATATGTGAGAGGATAATAATGGGAAGCCCCGCTTTTAAGTTTGAGCTTCACGGCCTGAAAGAGTGTATGGACGCGCTTGATCAGCTTCCCACTCTTTCTATGAAGCGTGGAGTCGTGCGTAATGCTCTGAAGAAGGCGGCTATCCCCATCAAAGACCGTGCCAAAGAGAACGCGCAGGGAATAAAAATTGAAAATCCCGGTGTGATAGCGGAATCAATAAAGGTTGGAACCTCTCTCAAAAAGTCACAGCGTGGCAGGGCGGAGCGGGATCGGGTGACGGTGTACGTGGGCTCAAATTCAAATCTCGCACATCTGTTCGAGTTCGGAACTGCCGAACGATACAAAAAAAGCGGGGCCTATACGGGCTACATACCTCCGATGCCGTTCATGCGGGAGGCGTGGGACAGCAAAAAGAAAGTGTCCCTTGACCTCCTGAAAGAGGAGTTATGGAAGGCTCTTGAGAAGGCGGCGAAACTTTTAGCGAAAAAGGCTGCGAAAGGGACATTGACAGCGAAGCAACGGGCAGGGTTGATGAAATGATCGAGCAGGCCATCAGATACATACTGGTGAATGATACGACCGTGAAAGCGATAACTACTCGCTGTTATCCTGTAAAACTTCCACAGTCCCCTGTATATCCCTTAATGCTTTATCATGCTGTGGGCGGGATCGAAGAACATGCTCTAGGGGGCACTACCGGCAAATCTCGCTCCAGGATGCAGGTTGAGGCATGGTCGAATGTTAGCGCACTTGAGGCCAAAACTTTAATGAAAGCCATATCTGGGGCGTTAATAGATTACGTCGGCACGGTTGCAGGCGTGGTGATTAAATCAATAACGGCTGAATCACGGCCAATAAGCGGCTATGAGGCAGGCGTGGAGGCTTATCGTTATCATAGAGATTTTATGATTTGGCACACTGAATAAATAAATAAATAACAGGAGGAAAAACCAATGGCAGTAGATATGACAGAAGCCCAGACAACTAAGCTGGAAATGAACACCGGGACGGGAGATGCCAAAACCATAACGGCAATGACACTCTCCAATCCTACAGTACTAACCTCAGCATCACACGCCTTGTCCAACGGCGATGTGGTGGCAGCGGATGATTTTGCCGGGGATGATGCGGCCAGCATCAACGGAAATAGCTATGTTGTCAGATATGCCACTGACGACACGTTTGCCATTGATCTAGATTCGACAGAGCTTACAATCACCGACAACACCGATACCGCCACAATGACCCCGCAGACGTACACCGAAATATGTTCAATCACTGATTGGGATTTGCCCGGCGATACCCACAACATGATTGACTACACCGCTTTGGGTTCAACGCGGGCCGAAGAGAAGCCGGGTATTCCTCGGGGGAGTGCTGTTACCTTCTCCGTCAACTGGACCTCTGACGATACCGGCCTTCTGGCGGCAGAAGTGGCGAGGGCGGCAAAAACGCTCAAGACCTTCAAGCTCACGTATTCGGATGCATCAGTTCACACATTTACCGGCTACGTAATCGGCATCAGTGATTCCGGGGCGGTTGACGATAAGGTGAGTGGGTCGCTCACGATCCAGCGGGTGGGGGCATTGACACTGTCATAGCGATTTTTGAGGGGATAGGGTTCATGGCCCGAAAAGGTGTTTCCGGCACCTTCCCCTCTCATTATGCCGGACGATAACTACGGAGGTTATTATGAAAGAAATTAAGTTGACGCAAGGCAAGGTGGCCCTGGTGGATGATGAAGACTTTGAGGAGCTGAATCAGTTTAAGTGGTACGCATGTAAACGGAAGAATACTTTTTATGCGGCTCGCGACATCCAGTATAAAGGTAACAGGCATTGCATTCTCATGCACCGCAAAATTATGAAAACACCTAACGGGTTAGAAGTTGACCATAAAGATGGGAATGGCTGTAATTGCCAGAAAGAAAATATGAGAAATTGCGCTCATGGACAAAACCAGATGAATAGAGGGCCGCAGAGAACCAATACATCGGGGTATAAGGGTGTTTCTTGGTCTAAGGCTGGCGGAAAATGGGTAACATATATCCAAGTGAATGGGAAGTCTAAAAATCTTGGATACCACGATTTTATCGAAGATGCGGCTAGAGCATACAATGAAGCCGCTATAAAGTTTCACGGAAAATTCGCATATTTAAATGCAATAGGAGCATAGGGGGATGATAACAGGTGAGAAGAGAATAAAAATAGATGGGAAAACTTATTTTCTCCGCTATACCTGGAAAGCATTGGCGGAGATAGCTAAGAAATATGGAGATAACCCCGATCTATTTAATCCCGAAACAGTGGCTTTTGTCGGTTCGGTTGGCATGAGGGAGTCCCATCCAGAGATGACACCCGATAAAATCATGGCTCTGTCGCCGCCATTGATTCCCTTTGCAAACGAAGTACAGAAAACTTTACAATATTCATACTTCGGCGATGCTCCTGTCCCTGAAGGGGACGTAAAAAAAAAGCGGACCCTGACTGGCTGGATCAAGCGTATCGCTCGGCGGTGGTTGCAGGATTAAGTCCGGTTGAATTTTGGCAGTTGACCCCGTACCAGACCCGGATAGCTATGGAAGCCACGATGGAACGGGCGGATAAGCAAGCGTGGTTGATAGCGGCATTCACCCGTACAAAGAAGCTCCCGAAGTACGAGAAGTTGAGCCGGGGTAAAAAACCAGTCAGGAGCAGTCTGGATTTGAAACGAGCAATGCAAGCAACTGCGGCAAAGGAAAAGAGATAATGGCACAGCCTATAGGAGCATTAAGGGCCGAACTCAGTGCCGGTCATGCGCAATTTGCCTCGGATATGAAGAAGGCGAAGGACGCCGTCCAGAAAAACGCCTCCGGTATGTCCGCTGCAATGGGGAAGGTGGGTAAAAAGTTTACCGAAGCTGCAACCGCCCTGAATAAATACGCTGGCTATGCCGTTGCCGCTGCAATCGCAGCCTCTGTTGCGTTCATAAAGAAGCAGATCACCGTTGCCGATGAAATGGGGAAGCTGGCACAGGCAACCGGCACCACCTCCGAGTATCTATCCTCCATGGCCCTTGTAGCCTCTCAGGGCGGCACGACCCTCGAAACCGTGGCGAAGGGCACCAAGAAGCTCTCTCAGAATATGTATGACGTGAGCAAGGGCATTGGAGAGGCCAAGGATGCCTTTGAGGATCTGAACATCAAGGTTGCGAACTCTGATGGAACTCTCCGAAGCTCTGAAGAGGTTATGAAAGACATTGCGGACCGATTCTCAAAGATGGAGGACGGCGCAGCGAAGACCGCCTATGCAATGGACATCTTCGGACGGGCCGGGGCAGAACTAATTCCCATGCTGAACGGTGGCCGGGACGGGATCGAACAGTTGCAGAAAAAGGCCGAAGAGATGGGGCTGGTTATCTCCACCAAGACCGCCCTCGAAGCCGCCTACTTCAATGATCAGCTTGATATTTTGATGAAATCGGCACAGGGGGCGGGCAGGGGCCTGGCTCTTAGTCTTATCCCCTGGCTAAACGAAACCCTTGCCGTGATGAAGCTGGCAAAAGAAGAATCCGGCACTCTCATGGCGGCGTGGGTGGGGTTAGGGGCCGTGGGGGATGCCATTTTCGGTAGTTCGACAACACAGAAAATAAAACAAACGAAAAAGCAACTGGAGCTTTTGCGTACTGAAGGCATTCCGGGGCTTGGTGATTTGGGCGGGATCGCAAGTCAGGAAATCGCAAAACTTGAAAAAGAACTCGCCTCCCTGGAGGCCCAGAAGGAGGCCGAAGACAAAGCCAAAGAACAGCGGATACAGAACTCTCTCAAACGCTACCAGCAGGAAGCAGATGCCATCCGCAAGATCACGGAGGCCACGATTAGGGCGCAACAGGAACGGCTACGGAGCGAGGAGGCCGCAGCACAGGCGTCAAAGGACAAAGAACAGGCATGGAAAGATGAACTCGCCGCCGATATCGCAACGTATGAAGCAATCCAGAAGATGATTGATGATATCAACGAAGGGGTCAGAGCGTCCGAAGAGACATTAAAAGGGCTTACCGATACCGGCAAGGATTCATTCGATGAACTCAAAACCGCCATTGAGGGGTGGGGCAAGGATTCAGCCGATGCGATAGTCCGGTTTGCCCGGACGGGAGAGATGACTTTTCAGGGCATGATTGATTCGATGATTGATGATCTTCTGCGAATGATGATCTACCAGAATATCACCGGGCCGTTGTTCGGTTCAATCTCAGGGGGTATGAAGTCTTTTCTTGGCTCCGCCCACGGCAATGTATTCCAGGACGGAAATCTCATACCTTTTGCATCCGGGGGTATCGTGACCCGCCCAACAGTCTTTCCCATGGCTCAAGGCGCGGGGCTTATGGGAGAGGCCGGAGCAGAGGCAATCATGCCATTGACCCGGATCGGTGGTGATCTTGGAGTCAAATCAACCGGCGGCGGGGTAGAGGTGAACATAATTAACAACGTGGGGGCCGATGTGTCTACATCAGAGCGCACCACGGCGGACGGCCAGAAAGCGATTGATGTCTATATCGATCAGGCCGTGGCGAAGAAGCTCGGCACATTCGGGAGTCAGTCCAACAAGGCGATGCGCCAGAGCTTCGGGGCGCGTCAACAGTTGACGGGGAGATAAATTATGGCAGTGCCAGCATGGAATAGTGATTTACCGCAAACATTATTCGTAAACGGGTATGGCCAGTCCTACCCGAATGTTACAATCAAATCCGAAATGGACGCTGGCCCGGCAAAGGTACGCCGAAGGTTCACGGCGGGGGTGGAGCCTGTTTCCGGCACGATGATAATGGATGCCACGGAACTGGCGGCATTGGATACGTTCTACAATACGACATTGCTTGGCGGTTCTCTTCGGTTCTCATGGACAAAGCCCCCCGCTCATTCCGTGGCCTGTGAGATGAGGTTCACCGAACCCCCCACATGGACGGCGATAGAGCCTGGAACGTACCAGGTGAGCATGTCATTCGAGGTATTGCCATGACCACGACCTCGTTAAACTTCCGAGAAGCGGCATTCGCGCAGGAAACGGGACGGGTGCCGATTGCCCTTATTACGCTATCCCACGCCGACCTTGCCGACGATATCAGGATCAGCACAGACCCCACGCAGGAGCTATCAGGACTAACCACCGATACGGAGAAAGTATATGGCACAACGTCCAATGGCGATGACTACGTTTTCCTTCCCGTGAGAATTAAGTTGCCCGATGATACCGATGAGGGGCCGGGGGAGATGCAGCTTGAAATTGATAATGTCCACCGGGCCTACACCGAAACAATCAGGAGCGTCTACACCCCCGTCACCTGTCAGGTCGATATTGTAATGGACAACGCGCTCGATACGATAGATGCAAGCTGGCCGGAGTTCAAGCTGACAAATATAGATCGGAA